TTGGGTTACCTTGAGGCCGAGGTGCCTGACGGTTTAGTGCATGCCGTCAAGCTGCTGGTCGCGCACTTCTATGAGAATCGCAACATCGTCGTAGTGGGTACTACAACCAGCGAAATGCCTAACCTAATCCACAGCTTGCTTAATCCTTACCGTGTAATTTCAGACCGATGAGGATAGGCAAGAGCGACCGACGTATTACGATAGAGCGCTACACGACTACTACGAACACTTACGGCGAGCGGCGGCTAGATTACAGCACGCTGATGACCGTATGGGCCGAGCTGATGAAAACGGGCGAAGGCATGACCGAGCGCATCAGCACGAACCAAGACATGCCAGTGCAGCGCGTGCGCTTTAAGATTCGCAGCAGCAGCGCAAGCCGAGGCATCAAGGCTGACGACCGCGTGCTGTATGACTCAAAGTATTACAACATCCAAGGTATAGAGGAGGTTGGCCGACAGGACCAGCTCGTGCTGCTTTGTCAAATCACGGGAACCAATGCCAGCTAAACGAACAGTTTTTGCACACACCGCTCCCCTTGAAAAGCAGTTCAAAGAAATTGCCAAGCATATCAAGGACAACAAGACGCAGCGCAAAATTCACCGCACGGCTGGCAACGTCATCAAGAAAGAGATGATAGGCAACATCCGAGATGCGCGTGAGACGATACGCCTGCGACGTGGACACACGAAGCGCAGCAAAACATTTGGTAAGCCTTACAAGATGGATATTCCAGTTGGTACCTTGCGCAGGTCCGTCAAGGTGTGGCTTATTAATAACCAGCAGAATGCGTACTGGGTAGGGCCACGAGTAGGCCGCCGCGCGCCGCTAAACCGTGACGGCTGGTTTGCAAACATCGTAGAAGGCGGCGACCAGTTTATCAAAGGCAGCAACCGTAATAAGGACGTATTTTTTAAGTCTATCACAGCAGCTGCACCCAAGGCGTTTGACAAGATGCGCCAACAGTACCGCAAGGAGATCGCAAAGACAGTAAACGCAACACGAAGAAAATGAATACAGGTAAGGCAGTATATGGCATTTTGAGCACTAACAGCGGCGTGACTGACTTGGTGGGCACTAATATATTTCCTGAGATTGCAGAGCAGGAGACAGCCACGCCTTTCATTGTGTACCAGCTGCAGAGCGTAGCGCCCGAGGATACCCACGACGGACCGTCTAAGCTCGATGAGGTGCGCTTTGAATTCATATGCTATGCTGACAACTACGACGCAGCTGCTGACATAGGCGTCAAAGTACGTGCTGCACTTGATCGTGTGAGTGGAACGTACAACGGCGTGAATGTTGAAAGCGTACAGTTCAATGACGTTGACATAAACATTGAATACGACCCACGCCGATACAGTCAGGTGCTGACGTTTACCTTTCGCATCAAGCGCGACGATTTCACGATTGCACAAGGCACACCAGTCACGGGTGCGCAGCTTGGTGACCTTAGCGACGTAAACGTAACAGGAGTAAGCAACGGCCAACTGATTGCATACAACAGCACGAGCGGCAACTGGGAAGCGGCAGACGATGCAGGCGGAGCGCAAAATTTGAACGACCTTAGTGACGTTAATATTGCGCTGCCTGAAAACCGAAACGTCTTAATGTACGACGGCGCAGAATTTGTAGATGATAACGTCAGTAAGTCGGACGTTGGGCTAAGCAACGTGGATAACACCAGCGACGCCAACAAGCCCGTAAGCACAGCCACGCAAACGGCTTTAAATGCGAAGGCAGACACCAGCGCAGTACCTACGGAGTTGAACGATTTAAGTGACGTGACGATAACAGGCACGCCCGCAGGTAACGAGGCGTTGATTTTTGACACAACTAGTAGCTCGTTTAAGTCGTTGCCAAACTTTACCAACCGATTCGAAGATGAAGCAGAAAACGACAAGCCCCTAACGCCATTCAGTGAGCGCGTGTACAGCGTCAAGGCGGACGGTGATGGTATTTTTATAGACGCGCAAAGCGACACGCCAACGGCTGGCAAGGTGATTGAACGCAAGATTTACCACAAAGCTGGCTTTGTTGAAAGCGGCGACGTTATCGGAGACTTTACCTTGATCCACACGTTCGCAGATGACACCGCTTACAGCGCTACGGAAAGCGTGTTCGAAGGGTTTAGGGATGGCGACACTTACGGCAGCCCACCGTTTACGCTTTTGCAAACGTGGGAGGAGGCGACAGCAGCGCCGTCCTTTACGGGCTTACTCAACGAATCATACGGCAGCGGCGCGGCGGCGTCGTATTCGGTGCGGCGGTTGAATGGCAACTACACGGGAGCGGCTATTGAGGTGGAGCGCACTTCGGACGGTACGTATCAAGATATCGGGTTTGACGTGAATGGCGACCTCGATGAATCTGCATTAACGACGTTCTGCACGGGTACGACTTGCAAGGTATCGAAATGGTACGACCAAAGTCAGACGGGCGGCACGGGTTCAGGCAACGACGCTGTACAGGCGACGCACGGGGACCAGCCGACTATTTACACGGGTGGCGCAATTGTGAAGGATAACGGGCGTGTAGCGTTGGATTTCGATGGAGGCCAAGACAGCCTTGACACAGGGCAAAGTATAAGAACAGCTACTACGTTTACAGTGTCCAAAAGCACTTCATCGGGGCGCTCTACTGTGTACGGTTCTCAATCAGGTGGTAGTCAATATTTGAGAACAGACGGCACGGTTATAGATTTTTCAAATACTCAAGGTCTTGAGCTAACTGGGCAAATCAGCGGAAGTTATAATTTAATTTTCGTCGACAATATTTCACCGAATACTTCATTAGGCAACAATGGGGGTGCAGTTGTTACTGGCAGCTTAGACACTTCCAACATTGCCGATTTCGCAATTGGTCAAAAAGCAAACGGCAACACTCACCAAGGCACTATTCAAGAGGTAATTCTTTACGACACTACCAAAGCCAGCAACCGCACCAGCATAGAATCCAATATCGGCGACTACTACACCCAAAACACGCCACTCCTCGACACGTATACAGGAGCGGCGGCGGCCTACTCTTTGCGCAAGCTGCGAACCGCTTACAGCGGTAGCGCCATTCGCGTGCGACGACGCAACGACAACGCAGAGGCCGACATCGGCTTTAACGTATTCGGTGAGCTTGACACCGTGAGCCTTGCGGCGCATTGCGGTTCAAATGACGGATTTGTAAAGACGTGGTACGATCAAGCGTCCACGAACGACGCGACACAAACCACGACGGCCAATCAGCCAAAGATATACGACGGCACGACGGGAGTGGTGACGGAGAACGGGAAGCCTGCGTTGTATTTTAATAGTGATTACCTTGCTGATAGCGTTACAATGGAGTCGTCTGCAAGCGATTACACTTTTGTAAGTATTACCAACCTCGGAACAGGTGGGGATTTGTTCGACGTTGAAAGCGGACGTCTAATACTGGACACAAGGTCAGGAGCTTATTATAGCGGCAACTATCGTGGAACGCAGTATCGAGGGCAACAATACCTGAAGGCGCTTTTGCTGAGTAGCGCTAACGGAACGCAAAGGATTGACGGAGCGCAAGTAGAAACAGGGCTGACTTACACCCCAATCGCTACGACAGGACTGCGAAGTATTGGCGCTCAGTTTAACGGCGGTCGCGCTGTTTTAGGTAACGTTCAAGAAATTTTACTTTATCCAAATGTTACGGTATCAATAACAGGCATCGAAAGCAACATAAACACCTTCTACTCTATCTACTGATGCAGTACATTATCGTTCTACCTGAAGGCACATTGACAAGCGAGAAACGCGCCAACTCGATAACGCGCGAACTGTACAACATTACAACGCCGCTAGCCGTGCAGGAGCCGTACCAAAAGGATGGCACCGTGTTCGGCGTTCTCGTACATCCTGACGGCGTACAGCACGCCTTGCAAGTGGATACCGGGTACACCATCCCCGTACACCCGCAAGCGACCTTGGAGAAGCTGGTTTCTTTGTTTCCTGAACTCACAGAACAAGAACGGTTCAACCTTCAATCTTACGTACTTAATTCTAACTCATTCCCGTTCGGGCACATAGTACCCAGCACGACGACGGTGCGCGACTATCAGTACATGTTAGATAACGGGTGGTCTCTAAGTGACGAAATTTAAATTTATTAAATTGCAGCCATGAAGGTAACGATTCAAAAAGCCTACAATAAGAACGGTTGGAAATGGCCCGCCGGAAAGGTTGTAGATGTATCCAACAAATTTGCGGCAAAGCTTAAAAAAGGCGGGTACTTGGACAAGCCCGAAAAGACAGAACCAAAAAAAAATAAGAAATAATGGCCCAGACAACAGGCATAATTAACAGTTCGTCCATACGTGTCTTTTTGGGCACTACGGATGACAGCGAAGTAGTAGTAGAAAACGTAACTGAATGTAGCATCAGTATGTCGACAGATATGCGCGACATTACTACAAAGACAAGTGGCGGTTTTCGTGAGATTTTGCCCGGCCTCAAGTCGG